ATCAACAACTTGGTGCATCTTAAAAAACTTCCTACCACCAGGAGAACTACGACTTGTGTATGCCTGTGCATACAGATTTCCATACCCATTGTCAGTAACTTGCCAGGTCCATTGCACTAGACACGCATAGTCCTGATCGTCTACCAACGCCTCCATGCCTCTTGTCAACGGTACACGCTTCATTGGTCGTCAACCCAAGCAGGTCCAACGTCACGGCCACCATCAATCTTGTATCGCTTGGGACCCTGCTTCTCGTTTGGATGACGCAACTTAACATTCAAACGCCAAGTTATGCCATGACGAGCATTGGTTCCGTGCAACCACTGGGCTGGCTCACGATACCCGGAGAGGGCATTGTACGCAAAGGAATCCGTGGCAATCCAGCCGCCGTTGACCATCAACTCACCGTCGATGTCTGACAACGTGCTGGCAGCGTGGTGGTGCCCGACGCAAAAGTAACGAACACGCTGAGCCCCCGCCGCTGATCCAAGAGCCACGAGCCCCTTTTGACGACGCACCATGCCGTACCAAGGAATACCCAACTGACTCCTCACGTCATCGCCGTGCGCGACATTGAATCCGACGCCATTGATGTCCACATTAGCACTCCAGGCATCGGGGATCAAGAACGTCACATTCTCCAGCGAACGGCAATGAAGACGAGCGGCCTCAGCGCAAAGGTAGTCCCAGTTATCGTTCGCGCCGGCGTAGTCCTTCTTAACAGACCGGCGACCGTGGTTTCCAGCGAGGTACAACACGTTCACATGCTGGAAATACGCCGATAAATCGCGGTACATCAGCGCGTGAAGTTGGCCAATAGCCAGGCAGTTCCGGAACATGTTTCGATAGTACGACCGAGACATGTGGCCATGAATCTCGCCACTGGTGAAATCACCATAGGCAAGAATCCACAAGACAGGGAAGTAAAACTTCGGAGCCAGCGTATCCTGTGTCCACTCAACCACTGTGTCCACGTAACGTTCAGCCCGGCAACACGAGATTGGGAAGTTGTGCTCTTCAAGACCGCCGACCTCTTCTTTCCGTACAACCTGGTCATGGTGACCGTCGCTCATGTGCATGACTACGTGCTCGACAATCTGAGCTTTGCGAGGATGCTCAGCAACAGGGGGAAGCACGGAAAACGGTTTGATCCGCGCGTCCATCTCTTCAGCAACCGCCCGAATGATGCCGCCCGCGCGGGCTCCGGCCTTCGATTTGCGGCGCTCCAAGAGCAACTCATCACGAAGACTAACAACCTCGGTTGTCAGTTCTTGAATCTTCGCGTCAGTTGGATCGTAGTCGGTGTTCTTGCGTTGGCCACCCGGAACCTTCGCTGTCTGATAGCCATCGGGCCAAGGTACATCCTTATGAACACGATTCGTTGCGATGTCAGAAATGATGGAGCGGCTCACACCATACTCCGCCGCGATCACAGGTTGTGTTTTGCCTTGAGCCAACTTCGACTTGATCTCCCCGACCTGCACTTTTGTCAGCTTCATTATATGCCTCCGTTATCAATTCATCAGTTCGGGGCTAATACAAAGTCCCGTTGCTCGTCAAAGTATCGAAACGGAAGGGCGGCTTTACAAACCGCCCTTCCGCTCTCCCCCCTTCCTGACTCTCACTTCACGAGATACAATAGCTTCTCAACCTTGAAGAGCGATTGGACTTCTTCGAGACTCGGCAGAATCCACTTGCCGAGACCTTGAGGATCGACAGGTTTGCGGTACTGCCCGCCGCCCATGTCGCGGAACCCGGCCGGAATCGACCCAAGTTCTTCGACAGCAATCTTGTCGATCTCGGCCAGCGACGGCATCGGACTACTCGGGTCCAGAGCCCATTCGATCTTCGAGTCCGTCGCCCAAGTGTGCATACGTCGTACAGGGACAATGAAATTGAAGCCCTGAAGAGCCATGACACCCTGAGTCAACATACCGATGTAAGTACCGTCGTCCTTCAGATACATGCCGCCACCCGACGAACCGGGAAACGCGACCGCAGTAACCTGATCGAAGACCTTCTTACTTGCACCGGAGCCTTCCAAGAGTCGGCCAGTCTGGCTAAGAACACCTGTCGTATAGCTATTCGCGCCAAACTGTCCCAGCAAACTGCCGCAGTGGCTCAGATCAACGCCGACCGGTGGAATGTAGTTGTGGTCGTCATGGAACTTCGCAGAGGTATCAAGCGGGTACGCATTCTTGAGGCGGATCATCAGTACGGCCAAATCTTCGCCGTAGTCGGCGTCACTGTACTTGATAACCTTGCAATCAAGAGTAGTCTCACCGACACGTCGGCCGTCTTGGTGACGCTCTGCAACGATCTGCGGGTCTTTGAATTCAACCAAAATCTTCATCTCGCCATCAGCATTGACAACCTTGCGAACGGTACGAAGACCATCCACAACGTGGCCAGCGGTCCACACAAACGTCACAGTCTCGTCACCGACTTGGCGCGTGACAAGCGTACCCGACCCTTGAGCATAACCAGCCTTCACGGTGACGCTGATATTTTGCAGATATTCAGGGACGGATGCCGAAGGTTCGGCGGCGAATGTCGCCACACCGAACGCAAACACAAGAAACAGGGTCAACAGAACACGGAACTTCATGGGAGTCACCTCCAGTTAGAGAAAGAAAGGGTTACGCAGCCATATCTACTACTGTAAACTCATCCGTACTACTCGGACTGTCCCACTTGATGTTACCAAGAGCCTCTCCCAGTGACATCAACTCAAGGCGTCGGTTCGCATTGATAACATCCAACACGCGCTCGTCAGACGGCAAATGGATGAGATCAACAATCCAACAACCTTTGTTCACATCCATCCCCAATCGGTGAATTCGATCAGCCGACTGGACACGGTATTCAGGCTTCCATGAATTGGACCAATAGACAGCCATTCGGGCTTCAGTGAGTGTCAAACTCATGCCGCCACTTTCAGGGTGCGCGACATAAGCAACGCGCGGATGCGCGAAATTGGCCCAGTATTCCAACGGCTCCTCGTCTTTGACAATCGAGCCTTTATGCGTTGTGACATGGTAGCCCCTACCATCGCAACGCACAACATCCCATCCCTCTTCATGGCAAAGTCGTTCGCACCGATCAACAGACCCAGTGAAGCCGGCGAAAATCACAATGCGCCCTTGCTCTTCGTTCTCCTCCAAAAGCATCTTGAGTGCCTTGTCCTTCGGACATGGAACCTCATTCGTGTGCCGAACATACTTGGGCATCTCCTGAGTGCCATTGCAAGCGGGGCACGTGATCTCTGTTTTCTGGAGCCGACTCACCAATTCCGGGTCCAGCAAGTCGATGGCCTGGTAAGTCCGATCAGTATCATCAGGATCGACCCACTCGGCAATCTTCCCTTCAACACAATGTGTGCAGCGTGAAGTCCCTTCTTTCACTTCACGATACTGGAATCCATCGCTCAATTCACGCAGCAACGTCATACCGGTGACTGCATTTTGAGACGACGATGCCAACGCCTGAGCCACACGTAGCGTGCTTGGATGTGGCCTACAATAGACGCGGCGATAGCGCTTCTCAGGCAAATCGAGACAGTCTTTCTTATGCTTGATGACAACGAGTCCTTTCAGACGACGAGGAAGCAAGGCGACTTCATTTACACTCGGCTTGAACTTGTGAAAGTCGCCCGGGTCTTCGCACAACTCCTCATGGTGATCCGGATGATCTTCAAACTGTCCGCACTCATGGCACTTCTTCTCATTGTCTCGCCAACCTTCGACTTTATTGACAGCCACCCCGCTATCGAATTGGTGAAGTTTCATAAACGAGAGACGCGCACGAAATGCTTTATCGCTCCCTTCGGCCACAAAACCGGGATAAGCTATTTCTGCCTGAGCCCACCAGTCAACTGGTGTCTTCGGCGATGGAGTACCAGACATGAGAATCACAAAACCCTCTGGTCCATGCGTCGTGCGAATTAAATCTGAAATCTTGTAGGCAGCTTGAGTGCGCTGTGCCGTCCACGTCTTCAATTT